AGATAACTTGTAATCATGCTTGTTGACCAGATGCCTAGTAATATAATCAAAGTATCTTGCCACTGTTTCATTCCATGTCTCCCTGCGTTGTTCATCTTCTTTCCAACGTGCATAACGTGAAAGAGCAATGAAGTTTTGATAGTCTGTTGGTAAATAATTATTTATACTCATAGGGTCTACTCCTGTAATGTTCGTATGTTTTTTATGTGTATTCCTTCTATATCATAGAAGTATTCTTGTATCCCTTCTTCTATTTCTTCTGCAACATTCTCGTCAGCAGGAACTGGATAGTCATCAGGGTCTACGTCCATAGTAATGAACATCTTAACTCTTATCATCGTAGTAACCTTCTACCTCTTTAGTTAGTCTGTTCAAATACCATTGTGCTTTCTTCAAGTCTTCAGAGCCATTCTTGTAGCGATAACGCCACAGATACTTGATGATGTTTCCTTGTAAATAAAACTCAAAGCCTTCACCTAATGCAGCTTCAATGGCATCAATACATTCAATACCAGAAGCATTGTAGTGTGGTGGACTGTTGACCATATCTTTTTTAGTATTATCAATCACTCTCATTCTCCCTTCTTCTATTTCCTTCATTATATTGTAGTATGAAGTCATTAAGCATTACCCTTAGTTTTTGTTCCGAAGTTTATCTTAATAATATTATCTTCTTGGTGAACAATCTCTGGTTTATCTTCTAACTTAATTTCATACTGTTTGTCAATCTTTTCAAGAACAAAATTATGAACTAATTCACGTAGGTCTTCATTAACTTCCATGATAGGAATAGTTGATGCTAACATCTTACAGAAGTGCATCATCTGAAAGTAATCGTCATCCTGTAAGGGATTATCTGGTTGTGTAATTATGGCGACATCAATCTCTCCATTCCATAAGCCTTCGTCATCCATGTATGGACGAACTCTAACTACAAAGTCTTCATCTCTTGTTTCAAACATTTCTTTTTCATTCATGTTCACTTTCTCCTTTTAATCTTACCACCACCAAATTTAATAAATGATGGATGCTTGTTCTTGCCTTTTTCTTTGAGCCAGTCTTCGGGTATGATTCTGTCATAGCATCTAAAGCCATACTTATCACACCATTCACCGTATGTAGACTTAGCACCCTTACGTAGCTTACGTCTACTATTCTCAAAGACAAATCGTATATCAAGATTAGGATGTTGCCGTTTGATGGCTAGATGTTTGCGCCTATCTGCGGCAGTGAACATTCCTTTTGTCTCAATGATTATCCCATTAGGAAGCACAAAGTCTGGTGTATAGGTTCGGTAGGCTAAGTCTTCCCATTCTATCTTAAGGCATTCATAACCAAAGTCAACCTTTAGTTCTTTAAGATAGTCAGAGATTTTGACTTCTAAACCTGACCGATACCCATACTTACGTGCTGCTCTAAACTGTTTGAAGTTAGGTGGCATAATACTACTTGAAGTTTCTCCAAAGAATTGAGGGCGATGAATATCCTAATGACTTCATCTCTTCACGTATCATAGCATCTGCTTCGTTACGTGCTTCAATAGCTGCTCGTAATCCTGCAGTACGTTGCTCACGATACTGTTTTTTCAATTCATTTAGATGTTCTTCAGCTTGTTTAATTTCTTCTAATAGTTCATCCATTTTTATACTCCTCTGCTAGTTTAACATAAGGAACTAACTTAGGCTCTTTAGCTTTTGACTTAACGGCTGGTAATTCCTTCATTTCAGGCCAGCAGTCAAAGCGATATGAACAGAATGTGCAATTCTTATTTAGAACAAGATTACCAGTCTTTTCTTTGTACCATGTTTCTTCTTCAGGCTCAAAGCATCTTTCAAACTTGTTCTCTTTCAGTTTTGCAACTGTCTCTTCAACCTTTTCTATTTCCTTATCCACGTCCATCCATTTGGCTGGAACGTATTTGAAGTCACCGTTGGCTTTGTTTACAACCCACCAGCCACCGACTTGTTTACCAGATGCTTTGGCATATCCTGCTAGTTGTGCAATATAACCAAACCCATCACTTTCAGCTAGTGTTTCATACGACTGAAACTTATTTGTATATGACCAGTTTGATGCAGACTTGATGTCATCAACAGCACCATTCATAACTATATCATATGTGCCTTTTATCTCATCATCAGACAGCTTCAGTGTAACACTATCGCTATCCTCATACTTAACACCAGCTTCTTTTAGTAATCCCTTGAAGACAGCTTCAACGATGTCTCCAAGCATCATGTTCATTACAAATGTGGTAGGTAAAGGTATCGCAGCCTCTGGTTTATTCTTTTCATACCACAGTTGGCAAGAAGGTCTACCAATGTTTGACATACGTAACTTAAAGTCACCACTCCGACCATCACTGCCAAACTGACGCTGAAGGGCATCCTTGATGTCGGATGCCACTTGTTCAATCGTATCAGCAGAGATAGTTGTGTTTCCAGCAACTGCATCTTCAAGATATTGATGCAACGCCAGTTCAGCAGGATGATTCATTATGCTACCTCTTCTTCTTCAATCTCAATGTCAACAAGGTCATCAACCATGTCTACATCTTCATCTTCCATCTTTGAGTTAGCCTTTTCAGACCAAGCATTGCTGATGTAAGAGTTATGATTATCTACCCACTCTACGAAGTTAGCAAACATATCATGTTCTGTGTCAGTTACAGACATAGTATTTGTAACATCAAGTGAGAATGAAGGAAGGTAGAACACACTACCGTTTGGCAACTTACGCTCCTGCGTAGTAGCTGTCACGTTGTGATACACTGGTAGACGCTTCATCTTTAACAGCTTGGCGAATACATCACCCATGCTCTTAAATGCATCACGGTTATCAATTTCCCAGATGAAAGGTGTCTCTTCTAATTGAATGTCCTCACCCTTATCATTGACAGGATTGATAAGTTCTACAGTGCCAAACACTGCACGTACACGTTTGATTTCTTTAATCAGAGATTGCATCTTCTCTGGTAACGCTTTGAAATCTTTAATGTAACCAGCAGGTTTACCACAGTTAAAGCCACCATCATTATCCTTCAGGTCAACATCTAAATCATTATTCATTAGTGTTTTCACAAAGCGATTAGGTGTCTTATCCGTACCCTTAATAAAACGCTTCAGCATAAACCGTTGCATATAAGGACGAATCTTTACTGAGTTAGCAAAGTAACTTGAGCCATCTGGAATGTCTAAGCGGTATGTTCCACCACCTACAACTTCCATGTTGACCATCTTACCATTAACCTCAGTCTGACCCATTATAGGCACATGGCTAATGCGCATACGAGCAAGGGTGCTTGAGTTGCCCCCACTAGATGCTTCAGCCGAAATACCCATAGCTTTAGCCATAACGTCAAAGTTATTGGTATCAATTGTTGTTATTTGTGTCATAAATATTTTCTCCTATTTAGTTGAAAGTTTCATAGTTATATCAGGATATGTCCTTCGTGTCAAGCCAATTATCTCCTATTTTTGATTCTAATAATAGTGGTACATTGAATGTGATACCCCATCTAAGTGTAATCAAATCACTTAACTCTTTGTTTGTCTGATGTATTATATCAATAACCTTCCTTTCTTCGTCAGGATGGACATCAATAACAATACTGTCGTGTACTGTATTTACTATACATGACTGCATACTGTCAAGAAGTTTTTCAATATGAAGCAAACAAAGTGGAACAATATCTGCTGTAGCAAATCCCTGCACAGGGTAGTTTTTTATCTGAGTAAAATGTGATACCCTACCAGATGACTTACGAACAACATCTGGAAATGCATATTCCCTGCCAGATGGTATTGTTATCTTCTGTTTACTAATAGCTTCTTTAGCCAGCTTGCTATGCCAATCGGCAACGCCCATATACTTCTCATTAAAGTGAGTATAGTATTTTGCTTCTGCTTGTGTCCTTCCATAGCCTGTTGCCCCGTAGAGTGGTGCAAACGTATGCGCTTTCGCATCCTGTCTATTCGTAGGCTGACCAGCATCAGTAATAACTTTAGCGGTATATGAGTGTACATCAAATCCAGTAGATACTTCTTCAATTGCTACTCCATCTTGTGATAAAAATGCTGCGGCTCTAAACTCTAGCTGTGCCATATCAGCCTCAAGTATCTTGCCACCTTTAAACCTTGATACAAACACCTTCTTAACAGGGAATGTACCACCTCTTGGCATGTTTTGCATATTAGGGTCTGCACCAGATAGTCTGCCTGTTGCCGTTCTATGCTGAAGTAACCTTACATGCAACTTACCATCTGACTTAGTGTGTGTAGCTATGCCATCTACAAATGATGATAAGTATGTGTCAACGGCAGATAGCCTACGAACTTTAGACAGAAAGTCTACAGCATCATCCATACCCTTTGCACGTGCAGCACCTTCCAGTGTTTCAAGGTTCTGCTTACTTGTGCTAAAACCATTGGCACTAGCCCACTTAGCAGAAGGTGGCTTAAACTTCAATCCAGCCAATTCATCTGTTTCTTTAAACAGAAAACCAACAGAGTCACAGTTCTTACACTTACTTGGCTTTGCAAAGAGTGTGCCATCCTTCTTTACTTTTCGTATATAACCAGTGCCATGACAGTCTGAACATTGCTCTGCCACTGTTTTATATAAACGCTTTGTTCCAATGTTTATTGCTGAACGAAAGTCTACATCATCCATGTAAGGGTCAATGCGATTAGCCCACTCAGTCTTATCTAATACCTTGCGTCCATAAACTACCCAAGATAACTGTTCTGGACTATTAAGGTTGATAGGGCTATCACCCATAAGATTCCTAACGTGTATTTGTAATTCATCTATCAACTCCTTCTTTTCTGCTTCAAACTCTTTACGAACATCTTCTAGCTTTTCATTATCCACCATAAACCCACGCTGATATATTCTAGCTAATGATACAGCCATTTCATTTGTAAGAGTAACTGTATTCATCAAGCCACAATCTTCTACTGTATTCAGGCGATATATAAGTTTATCTGACAACTGCTGTGTAGCATGAAGGTCAGCAGACAAGTATTCACATAACTCGTTGTATGGAATAGTGCGTGTGCTATAACCCTGCTTGAAGTAGTTCTTCAGTGTGTCTTGCTTCTTAGTGTCTAACTCATACCGTTCTGCACAAGCCTCAAGAGACAGTGGTAATTTCTGCCCACGCTGTAGAACATACTCTGCAAGCATGGTGTCAAAGACCGGGCCATTATATGTAAAGCCTGACTCCCATAACCATAACAAGTCGTGTGCTGCATTGTGCATGATAAGAACAGTTGCTTTGTCTAACCATTCTTGCACAAACGTATGACCATTTGGTGTGGCTGGCACATCGTTGTGGTCAAAGGTAATAATGCGTTCTTCATTTGTATCAGACAACATACCAACCATAGTCAGCGAGTTCTCTGGCTCAAACGGGTCAAGGTGTAACTTACCATCTCTAGTTACTGTAGTATTTTCTACATCAAGTGTTAATTTCATTCATCTTCTCCTTGTGTCTTTCAAGATACTTAACAGCGTTAATAACACTTGTCAAGTCATCTCTAAATCCACCAAGCCCATCATTGCAGTGTTTGCAAATGTATCCACGAAATGTGTTTGTCTCATGGCAGTGGTCAAGCACCCATGTTCCTAATAGTTTTTGACCATACTTATTTACTTCATCAATGGTGCGTTGGCAGATGGGGCATTTGTAGTCAGGGTCTTGCGGATATAAGTTTTCTTTTCTTAAATCTGCAATTACCTTTCTGTGTCCTTTTTGACAGGAACGGCAGGTTCTCTTTATCTCTGCTTCCCCTGTCTTAGTGTATGACATCTGCTGGAAGTTTGTGACAGGTTGTCGTATATCACACTTTATACAAACAAGCCCATCCTCACAAACCTCTTGAACAATGTCAAACATTTCTAGCTGAGACATTATGCTTCATACCTTGCTGTCTTGTATTCAAGTTCACAATGCACTACACCATGCCAACCTGTCAGCTTGTTTTTAACAACATTCAAGTGACGTTGTGTGTCTTCTTCATCCTGACCATCAACAACAGGGTTCTTAGCAATCAGAACCATAAGGTCAGCTTCAGCTGCTTTACCTGTTCGTGAACCTTCCATCATGCTCTGGTTAAGTAACACCTTACCCTCTGCGTCTGCTGATAGCTGAGACATATAAAACACTGCACACTCATGCTGTTTAGCAATTTGTCTTGCATGAATAGCGTTAGCCTTCAGTGCTTCGTCTGCTCTAGCAAAGCCACCTGTTCGTGCAAACTTATCACCCATATCAAGAATGACAATATCAGGCTTGTAGGATTTACAGATGCTTTCCACCCATGACATATCACGACCAGTAGCATCCTTAATCTTAATGCGTTCCTTCACTGGTGCATACAGGTCACGTGCCTTGCTAGGATTAGCTTTGATTTCCTGCATGGTCATTCCTGTTGCAGCT